AAGCGAGAGAAGGGAGGCCGTGACATTGGCCGCATCATCGCGTTTGGGCCTTATTGCTACCAAGACTGGAAGATTACACCGGAGCAATGGGGCTGCAAGGTTGGCGATCTTGTCGAATTCAATCGATACGATGGCAAAGTGCCTCGACTAGCAGAAACCAATAAAGAATACGAAAATTACCGTCTGATTTCAGACAACGACATTATTGCAGTGTATGCGGAGAGTGCCACATGAGCGAAGCGCCAGATATTAATGCAGTGCTAGAAGATGAAATAAAGGCAGATGTAGAAGAGAAAGAACTTTCCGCCATTGAGAAGGAGGCCATGGAAGAAGGATGGAGTCCTTTGGATAAGTTTGAGGGCGATCCTGATAAGTGGGTCAGTGCTCGCGAGTTTGTGCGGTACGGCAAGCTGCAAAAAACCATGAACCGCATGAAGGACGAGTTTGATAGCCGACTGCGTGACGTGAACAAATACCACGAAATGCAGAAAGCCCAAGCTGTTGCAGAGCTTAAAGCCCAGCAAAAACAGGCTGTACGCAGTGGCGACGAAGAAACGTACGATGTAATTCAGAAGCGCATCGAGCAGTTTGAGTCTGCGGCACCGTCTACATCTAAAGACCCCGTAGTGGCTGCGTGGGAAGAGAAAAATGCGTGGGTTAATGATCCAAACGACCCAAGAACACTGGAAGCCAATGCATTCTATGCTGGATACAAGCAAAGAAACCCGTCTGCAACAGAGGGCGATGCTTTGGCTTATGTGGATGAGCGCCTTGCCAAGCTGTATCCAGATACCAAAAAGAACGCATTGCGCGATACTCCTACACGTAGCGAAAGCGGTGGACAGCGGCCTACTACTAACAGCAACAAGCGGGCATTAGATTGGGGCGATTTACATCCTGATGAGCTTAAAGCGTGGAAGGACTACGGCTCTGATATGTTCAAGGGTGACAAAAAAGCGTTTCTTAAAATTGCAGCAGATGCGAGGAAAAAATGATGAATGATTTAGTTGATAGCAATGAACCGGCACGCCGTGGTCGTCCGCCTCGCGCAGAAACCGTACAGGAAATGTCTAGCCGTGATCCTGTCACGCAACAGCGCAGCCCTCGCGTACGCTTCCAGTCTGATGGCAAGATGAATGTTCCTGCCCACTTGCTAGATGACAATTACCGCTACTACTGGCCTACCGATAAGCCAGGCGAACTTGAGCAAATGCAGGCCGCTTGGTATGAGTTTGTGGAAGTTAATGGCAAGCACGTAACAGTACCAGCCGGAAACGGTCTTACTCACCACCTTATGCGCATAGAGAAAAAGTTTTTTGAAGAGGATATGCATGCGCAGCAGTCAGAGCTTGACGAAAGAGAGCGCAATGATCTACAGATACGCCAAGGCGAGTATTCGCCAAACGATGGCCGCAACGGGGTAGGGTCATCAATACGCAAAGAGCGGGATATTTACTGATTTAGATGCCAAGGACGGCGCATTCAGTCATGCAGTGTTGACAATGCGTTAAAATTGTAATATAAATGAGCCAGCCTATAGCAAATGGGTGCAAAAACAGTTTCAAGCGGCTTCTATCTAGAAAGATTTTAGCCCCTAAGTCGGCCAAGTAAGAACACTTCGGATTGATTTAGAAGAGCGGAGCAAGGGATTTCCTTTGCCCATTTAACTAAATTCAATTTGGAGTAATTCTATGGCTACTGGTGGCTTTCGTCCCGTAACAAGCATGGGCGATGCTAGCTATAATGGTCGAGTTCAGACCTATTATGTGGCGGCATCACATGCGACTAATTTAACTGTTGGCGATCTGGTTATTGAAACCGGCGTTGCTAACACCACTACCGGCATTGCCGGTGTTGATGCTGCATCAGCTGGCGGCCTGATCTCAGGCGTTATCGTTGGCATTCAGTATAATCCGTCTAATCTTGAGATCACTTATCTGCCCGCTAGCACCGCTGGCTATGTCTTTGTGGCTCCTGCTACTGAAGATTTGCTGCTGACTGCTTATGTAAACGCTTCAGGCATTACCGTGAATGACGTTGGCGCTAACGCTGATATCGTGGCTACTGCTTGCACAGTGTCTGGCAGCTTTGCAGTGTCTAACATGGCAATCGATGGCGGCTCTTACGGTTCAGGCACTGCACAGATCCGTATCGTGGGTTTGGTCGATGGTGCAACAGGTGCTAGTGCGCAAGTGTATTGCCGCATTAACGAGTCAACAGTAACCGGCGTGGTAGGAGTCTGATATGAGTGGTGTAATCACAACTGGTAATCTTCCCCGATTACTACAAGAAGGCGTCCGCGCGGTATTTGATAATACTTATGCGGAACACGAAGAACAGTACGGCATGATCTTTGAGAAAACCGTCTCTAAAAAGGCGTTTGAACTCGACGTGCAATTCGATGGCTTTGGTTTGGCTCCTGTCAAGCCTGAAGGCTCTGGTATCCAGTACGACAGCCAGTCACAAGGCTACGTGCCAAAATATCAGAACTTGACCTACGCTAAAGGGTTCATTGTTACCCGTGAAGCGCTGGAAGATGAGCTGTATGACGTATTCGCCAAAAAAGCCAAGGCTCTCGCATACTCTATGCGTCAGACCAAGGAAAACGTAGGCGCTAACGTCCTGAACCGTGCGTTTAACTCAAGCTACACAATGACTGGCGGTGACGGCTTGCAGCTGTTGTCAGCTTCTCACGTTCGTGGGCCTAACGATTCAACTACCTATTCCAACATCTTGTCTGTTGGTAGCACGTTGAGCGAAACGGCTCTTGAGCAGTTGCTGATCCAGATTAACCAGGCTACTGATGCGCGTGGTTTGCGCATTCAGTTGAAAGGTACTCGTCTGATCGTTCCTGCTGCATTGTGCTTTGAAGCTGAGCGCATTCTGGCGTCTGTATTGCAGAACAACACTGCCAACAACGCCGTGAACGCAATCAAGTCTAAAGGCATGCTGCCAGATGGTTATGCAGTCAACAACTATCTGTCTTCTAGCTCGGCTTGGTTCATCCGTACAGATTGCCCGCAAGGTATGATCTGGCAGCAACGCCAAGAAGTGCGCTTTGAGCAAGATAACGACTTTGGTACATCCGATTCTCGTTTCAAAGCTGATGAGCGTTACGCGTGCGGCTGGAGTAACCCTCGGGGACTATATGGGTCACAAGGGTTATGATGCATGGAATTCTGCATCCAGCGGAGTCATCCATGAGAAAGCCTAGCAAGGTGATGGGGGTGTAAAAGCCCCCTGAATCTATAATGGTCAACAGACTGGTGCGCAAGCACTGTTATAGTTTCAATTTTTGGAGTTACGATCATGCCTACACGTTTTACTAATGGAATGACAACTGCCGCACAAGGCACCCCATTTGGTGAGTTTATCCTTCCTGATTCTACGCAGGTTCACCAGTTTTTCACCGATTTCGACACGTACACGGCAGCTAACTGGACTGTTACCAAGACAGGCGCGGCAACTGAGGCACTCACATCTGGCGATGGCGGTTTATTGCTGATTACTAACGCTGCAGCCGACAATGACAACTCATTTAGCCAGAATTTGGTATCTGCTTTCCAGTTTGAGGCAGGGAAAAAACTGTGGTTTGATTGCCGATTCAAAGTAAGTGACGCTACGCAGTCTGATGTTGTTATTGGGCTTGCTATTACTGACACCACTCCTTTGGCTGTATCGGATGCTGTGTACTTCTGGAAAACAGACGACTCTACAACTATCCAGCTGAAAACAAGCAAGGCGAGCACTACTACTACGACTGATGTTGGTACGCTGGTTTCTGATACATTTGTCCGCTTGTCGTACTATTATGACGGCGCAAGCAATTTGTTTGTGTTTAAGGATGGCGTACAGGTAGCTACTGCCGCTACTACCAACATCCCGACCACTCAGTTGTGCAATGTTACATTCGGCATCCAGAATGGCAATGCTGTAGCTAGAACGATGACTATTGATTACATTTTCGCCGCTAAACAGCGTTAAGGGAGAGCATCATGCGCCCTATAGTCCTTACTATTACAGGTGTTGCAAGTAGCACGACTAGCATATGCACGAGCCAGACAGCGACCAGTTTTACGCTCGATGGCTCTATTGTGTCAAATGGCGTGGCGGTGCTGGCTAATTCTCAGCTGGTATCGCTTACGTCTGCAACGGATCAGTCAGCCAAGACGATTACCATTACAGGGATTGATCCGAATGGCGCGCCCATTACTGAGTCTCGCGCAGGCCCTAATGCCACTACGGTTACATTTGCGAAGTATTACAGCAAAGTGCTTACCATAACGGCATCTGTTGCTGCAACTTTGTCTGTAGGCGTATCTAGTACAGGCGGTGCCGTTAGTCCAATCATTACCGCAAACTGGCGTGAGCGCCAATTTAAAGTAGGGCTTGGGCTGGTGATTTCTAACACTGCCACTGCTACGGTTGAGCATACGTTTGATGATATTAATGATACAAGCGTGACTCCTACATGGTATGCAACATACGGATTGTCGGCTGTAACTGCATCCGCTGAAAGCAACATTGCATTTCCTTGTCGTGGTGTGCGTCTGCGGGTATCTGCATACACATCTGGCACAATTGCATTGACATACATTCAGGCGTAAGCATATGTACAGCTATCCGCTGTTGTATTTCAAGCAGATAGTTAAGGCGCTCGGTTATGTGCCGTCTGGCATGAAGACTGTTTTACGAAACAGTGTCGTGAACCAGACGGCAGCATATGCCGATGTGACGGGCTTGTCGTTTCCTGTCAAGGCGGGTACTACCTACGCATTTACATTCTTTATCGTATACGATCTTTTGGATGCGCTGAATGGATCTGCATGGTCTATTAATGGCCCAGCTGTCACATCTCTGGCATATATGTCCAAGTATTCATCAGACACGCCTTCTGGAAGCGCTAATTATTTTGGTTTGTCTGCGTATAATTTGCCTGCATCTACAACAACAAAAACAGCGAGCACAACGGCAAACATCGCAACTATTCAGGGCGTAATTAAACCATCGGCTAGCGGGACAGTCATAGCAAGATTTATGTCTGAGCAGGCCAATCATAATTTAACTGCTAAAGCTGGCTCTTACGTGGAGTATATGGAGCTATGAGCGGCGGCAGGATTAACGGCAAGAATTATATTCGCAAAGGCACGCATAATGTGGTGTCGGATATAAGCGGGTTTAAGATTAAGTCAGACCGTGCGGTGTATGGATTTGATCCAGAGAAAGGCTTGCTCATGGATATTTCAGAGCAGGGAGAATATAATCCTCAATTACATTTGCAGTCGCATCCCGACGTTAGAGCGGTTCCGAATGTTCGCCTTGAGCAGCCGTATAACTTTTCAGCGCCACCACAGCCGAGTGACCTCTGATGCCATTATCTGGAACAGTTGCTTTCAACATGACCGCAAGGCAGGCTGCCGAGTGGACTTTTTCATTGATTGGCGTCAAGAAGATGGAGCAGCCGCTAGAGGCTGCGGAACTTCAGGACTGGCTAAACTCTGCCAATTTGATGCTGAAGTCATGGCAGGCGCAAGGGCTGCATTTGTGGAAAGAGGAAGAGGCTGTACTGTTTTTGAATGTCGGCCAGACTGATTACAATATCGGCGTTGGCGGTGATCCGTGCTGCCGTCTTGATGACTTTGTGGGCACCACTACCACAACGGATCTACTGGCTGCAGCTACGGTCATTCCTGTGACAGATTCTACCGGCATGACAAATGGCGATGCTGTAGGCATAGAGCTGAGCAATGGCGATAGATTCTGGACAACGCTCACTGTAAACAGCCCTACACAGATCACGATAGGATCTGGTTTGCCTAGTGCGTCCTCGTCTGGCGCGTCTGTATATACGTACACGACACTATTAAACAGGCCGCTTCGTATCCTGTCATTTCGCCGCAAGATATTTGAGCAAGATAACGAGGTGATGGTTGAAACGTGGTCGCGCGATCAATACTTTAACCAGGTAAATAAGCAATCACAGGGAACGGTGGTAAACGCCTATTATTCCCCTCAGCTGACAAACGGCAAGATTTATGTTTGGCAAACGGCTAGCCAAGTCACGCAGCTGTTGCGGTTCACCTATGAAGACCCGATACAAGACATAGCAAACGATACCAATAATCTGGACATTCCTGTAGAGTGGCTGGAGACATTTTGTTATAACGTAGCTGCTCGCTTGTGCGATATGTACGATGTTCCCGTTGAAAAAGTACAAACAGTAGGCTCGAAGGCGGCCTTATTCTTGGACAATTTGCTTGGTTTCGACCAAGAAATGACCAGTATAAGCGTGCGGCCTTATGCAGAAAACTACAGTTGAAATAGCAGACGGATTTTACCAAAGCTACAGCCTTCCGCTTAATGCGCAGCGCTGTGTTAATTGGGTGCCTGTTATTCCTGAGTTGACGGGGTTATCCAATACCGCTCTGTTTGATCCCCCAGGATTATCCACATTTTGCACTCTGCCTATGTCTCCATGCTATGGCGCTCAGGAAATGGGAAATAACGCATATTTTGTCAATGGCACAAACCTGTACCGAGTATCGTCTACTGGAACATATGTAGACCTTGGCTATGTCGGCAGTTCCAGCCGCGTATCTATGGCAAACAATGGCACGAAGCTGGTTATAGTGAATCCAGGGGCAACGGCATGGGTATATGATTCCGCATTAAATACTTTAACGCAGATAACAGATGCTGATTTTATTACGTCAGATACTGTTGTATTCAAGGACGGATATTTTATATTTACAGCTACCAATGGCCGCGTATTCTTTTGTTCAGAGATAAACGACCCGCTTAACGTTGACCCGCTTAAATTTGGCACGGCTGAAATAGACCCTGATGATATTGTTGCCGGATGGGTTGACCATAACGAGCTGTTTATACTTGGCAAAAAGACCACTGAGCAATATCAGGACGTTGGCGGTACGGGCTTCCCATTCCAGAGAATAGAGGGCGCGAACAGCCAGAAAGGATGCTACGCGAAGTTTTCGCTGTGTACGTTTGATAATACATTCCTATTTGTTGGCGGTGGCAATAATGAAACAGCGGCGATCTGGAAGGCGGTTGGCTCAAGCAACGTACAAAAGATCAGCACGGCGGCGATTGATTATCAGATTCAGCAGTTTACTCGGGAAGAGATAAGCACTGCTTTTGCATGGACATACTCATGGCAGGGAAGCTTTTTTGCAGGTTTTACGTTTGAGTCTGCTCGTATACCATCCAAGACGTTTGTGTTTGACGCTACATCATCGGCTCTGTCTGGAAAAATGGTTTGGCATGAAAGACAGACCGGCATGTCAGACAATCGCTGGCGCGTCAATGCTATTGTTGCTGCTTATGGGAAGATACTTGTCGGGGACAGTCTTACTGGGATTGTCGGCATTATTCAGGATGGCGTATATACCGATTATGGCGCTTTGCGGTATCGAATGAAAACATCTCGCCCATTCTTTCTGGATGAATTGCCTTTATTTCAGGGTCAAATGGAGCTGACTATGGAATCAGGAACCGGCTTAACGTCTGGTGATGGATCAGCCCCTCAATTAAGGTTTGATTACTCAGACGATGGCGGACGCACGTATTCATTTCAGACTAGCCGCAGCTATGGCGCTATTGGTGAGTATTTTCGCTTGTGTATCTGGCGCAGGCTTGGCCGCATACCGCGACATCGAGTATTACGGTTTATTACCACCGAGCCGGTAAAAAGCAATCTCATTAAATTATGTTCTTATGTCGATAGAGGTACGCAATGACCAGTTTATTGCCACCCCCTAAGCGAACAGAGCCGCTTGTAACACAAGACGGCAAAGGAACGCTCCGCATGATGGCCTTTCTTGAAGGGCTTACCTTTGCGCAGAATGAGATTGCAGATCTAGCTGCTATGTTATTAGATTCAGGTGTAAGCGCCTCACAGATTGCGGGCATCCTGAAGAAGATAGAGGATATTGTGATTGCTAGCGGGCTGTCTGCATCGCCGGCACAGATTGCCAGGCTACAAAAACAAATAGCGGCTATTACTGCACAACAGAATACGCACGCCAGCCCATCGCAAATAGCAAAACTGCAAAAGAAAATACACGACCTTGAGGTACTACAATGACCACTAACGTAATTATTGCCAATGGCATACTGCCTGGCACAACTGGGGTGACTTCTCTGTATACATCACCGGCTAACTCTGCAGGCACTCGCATTATCGCGTTTACGGCTGCTGATATTGCTGCCACGACCGAGACTTATTCGGTGTGGATTGTGCCATCTGGCGGATCTGCCGATAGCACAAACAAGATCATCCCGTCTAGCTCGCTAGCTCCATATACCAACGAGTCTCCGCCAGAGGTACAGAATCAGCTTATTCCTCCCGGCGGCCAACTGTATGTGCAAGTTTCGACTGCTAGCACGATTAACTTCCGCATAACAGGGATACAGTTTTGATCCTTAGCGCCATAACAGACCCCCATCTTGTTCAGTCGTTTATGACGATTGACGAGGTGTGGTGTCTTGCGTCAGACGATTGTGGAATAAGCAAGGATGCTTATATGCCTGAATTTAGCGCAGAGCGTGCTTGGCTTGGCGTGTATGAGGGCATTGTGATGATTGGCATGATTTACGTGCATAAACAGACCACGTGCGCTATACAGATGCATCCTTACCTATTAAGTGGCCATAAGCACAAGATACGCGACGTCATGAAATTGTTTTTTGCTTGGGCATTCAATATGCAGAATGTTCATAAAATAAATGTTACTATTCCATTTATGTATAAGAAGCTGCGCAACTGTTGCTTGAAGGTTGGCTTTAAAGATGAAGGCATTAACCGGCTTTCGTACCAGAAGGGCGGGGTTTTGATGGATCAGTGGCACATGGGTGTTACTAGGGGCGATCTATGACGGGTATATTATCGGGCTTGACAGGCAGCGGAGGCGGGCCAGCTGAGACATCGGCCAGTGCTGCTGATGCGCAGGCACAAGCTGCAAAGATTGGCATTGCAGAGCAAAAGCGGCAGTTTGACGAGTCGCAAACAAGGCTAAAGCCGTGGCTGGCAGCTGGAACTAAGGCGCTCGGATTGCAATCTGATTATGCTGGAGTGAATGGCGTAGCAAAACAGGCCGCAGCGTTTAATAATTACACGTCATCACCTAACCAAGCATCTTATGTTAATGCTGGGATGGATGCATTGAATCGTAACTCTGTTGCGCTTGGCGGCATTGGCAACCCTAATATTATCAACGCATTGAAGACTCAGGGCGCAGGATGGGCGGCTCAGGATTACGAGAACCAATATAACCGTCTAGCTGGATTATCTAATACAGGGCAGGCAACGGGCGGTCAAATTGGCGCGCTCGGTCAGAATGCAGCTAACGCAATAGGCAACCTGTCAATGAACGCAGCCAACGCCAAAGCATCCGGTATTGTTGCAGGTCAGCAAGCACAAACAGCGCAGAATCAACAGCTCGGCAGTGCAGCTATTGGCCTAATGGCGGCTTTGTTATGAGGGCTAAATAATGAGCTTTGTAAAAAAACTATTTGACCCTACTGGCGACAATAACGCTAACGGATGGACGGGGCCTTTTGCTGACCCTCTGGATTTGAGTGGAAATCAAGCGGGTGCGGCAGCAAAGAAAGCTGCAAGCGGCGTAGTAGGAGCAGCACAGTCCGCAGCCGACGAACAGCGCAGGCAATCCGAAATAACTAACGCCAACCTGAAGCCGTGGGTAACGGCTGGTACTGGTGCGCTTGGTATTCAACAGGACTTGACCGGCATCAATGGCGCTGCAGCACAGAAGACGGCCATGGGCAATATGCAGCCAACGCCAGGTCAATTATTCCTGCAGCAACAAAACGAAAAAGCTTTACTTGCAAAGGCCGCAGCTACTGGCGGTCTAGGCGGAGGCAATGTTCGCGCTGATTTGAATAAGCTTGGCGTATTGAATGCTGCCGAGAATTTCAATACTGACTACAATCGATTTGCTGGAATATCTGGCACTGGACAGACCGCAGGATCAAACCTTGCCGGTCTTGGTCAGCAATCGGCTGGAAGTATTGCGAATCTGCAGCAACAGGCAGGCGATGCTAGGGCTAGTGGTATATTGGGGGCTGGTCAGGCGCAGGCGGCAGGGCTTCAGAATGTGGCAAGCCTTGGCGCTGGCATTTACGGTATGTTTCCGCATTCTGGCAGTGGCGCTACTACTTTTGCCGCTCCACAAAACAGCGGCTATATTTATGAGGGGCCAAAATAATGCCAACGCTAGAGAGTTTTAACGGCGCATCACTGGTTCCTGATTTAGTCGGCGCTGTTCGTAGTGGCTACCAGACCGGAGCCGGTATTGCGGCGGATCAACTGCAACGCAAGAATGAAGCCGATGCAAAAGCTTTGCGCGGCTCTATCATGCAAGGCGGCCCCGATGCGTATTCTGCGTGGCAGAAACTTGGACAGCTTGACCCAGCCGCAGCCGATGAAGTTACCAAGATGATGCAAAACCGCTACATGGCAGCGGATAAGCAAACACAGTCGCAGATTGACCAGAACGGCGAGCAGTCGCACATCGCCCTGTTATTAGCAAAGAATAGCCCTCAAGCTGCCAGAGATTACATATCGGCACAGGCGCAGCACAATCAGGATATGGGGCTACCTACAGACCACTATAACCAAGTGCTGCAGATGAACGATCAGGACATGCTAGGAACGTTACAGACACATGCTGCTGTGTACGATGCTGCTATGGCCGCGAAGCGCTCGCGCACCGGGGAAATGACGGCTGCAGAAAGAAACCTTGCTTTGTACAATGCAGCAAGCCCTGAAGATAAGGCAACGCTTGACAAGATGCTGCATCTTACAGGTACGTCAGAGGACGATGCTAAGTATTTGCGCACCACTAAAGACGGCGCATCTGTTTATGATATTCGCTATCCAAACAAGCCCGCTACACCAATAATGGGCGCAAACGGCAAGCCATTCTCTCCACAGCAGGGCGCTGTTGAATCGCGCTATATGGACTCTATGCTTGGCAACGCTAACGAGGCAGCTATCGCATTGCAAAACATTATAGACATGCCTGATGGCGGCGATAGCGGCATTTTTGGCTCAGGTAAAATACCAAACGAAAGCATCTTATCATCTACCAAAAACACGATTACAAACCGGCTCGCACCAGAGAACGTGAAGTCTTATAACACTATGATGGCTGGCGTGGCGCGTCAGATGGCTGTTGTTGCCGGTATGGGCATGCAGCCAAATATGACCATTGTCAAGAAAATGGATAACTTGGCGTTTGTTGATGGAGATACTCAGTTTGACAAAGCCAGAAAAACGGCAGAAATGCGCCAGATAATCGAAAAAGCTTTAGAGGTAAAGCTGCATAATCCGCGCGTGCCAGATGAGCAAAAGCAGTTTATTCAGTCAACCATTGACAATCTGCAAACGGTTGTACCTTACACACAGGCAGACTTGAATCATTTGCGATCGAAACAGGACAAAGATCCAAGCTACACGCTGGAAAAACTGATTGCTGAAAAGAAAGCGGATAACACACAGAAAAATCCAGAGCAGCCCGCTCAGTCAGGCGGCATAGGTGATGGCGTTGAAAAGCAATTCAAAGATAAGGCAAGCGGAGAGATCCATACATTTGTCCGTCAAAATGGCGCATGGGTGCGTAAATGAGCGTTAAAAACTACGCACAGTTACTATCAGACAAGGAGAAGCAATACGCTCTCCCTGTTGGCTTGCTGTCTGCTATGGCAGATCAGGAAAGCGGCGGCGATGCTAAGGCGCGATCACCGAAAGGCGCTGGCGGGCTGTTGCAGCTTATGCCAGATACAGCAAAAGAAATGGGCGTAGATGATGTCAACGATCCAGAACAGAATGCAGATGGCGGCGCTAAATATATGCGCCTTATGCTGGATCAGCACAATGGCGATGTTCCTCTCGCTTTGGCTGCTTATAACGCTGGGCCTGCAGCTGTTGCTGAGCACGGCGGAATCCCTCCCTATCCAGAAACGCAAGATTATGTTGCAAAAATTACGGGCAAGCTTGGCTCACAAGGCGATGCGCCCGCCGGTTATGAGGAAGTGCCTGCTGGCTATGATGAGGTTACAGATAGCTCTGCACCAGCCGGTTATGAAGATGCTCCACAAGGTTATGAGGAGGCTCCATCTGCACAGGCTATGGCAGAACCGAAAGCCGATGTTGCTAGCATTACTCCGAAAACTACTGCCCAGCGTGTTCTAGGCGGTCTTGGTGCGCTTGAGGCTCCTGTATCAATGGCATCTGCTGTTCCCGCCGCATTAGGTGGCGGGCTTGCGTTTCTTGG